CAGGTGGAATGTTACCTACATCAATTTTAAATGTACGTCTTTCAGGTGCTCTCATAATTCTATGAATCATCATAGCATCTTCCATAAGAGTCAACTGCTTCCAAGTCTTTCTTGCACCTTCTAGCAACGAACGACCATATGGAAGGAAGTTTGTATCTGCTAATAAACGGAAATGTGCGATTTGATAGAACTCAAAGTAATCAGCGTTCTTGTTTACACTTGCACCATGAGCAGCACCCATTGAACCTAATTTAAATCTTACTTCGTATGGGTTTTCGGGATTAAACCCTTCTTCTCTTTCTACTTCGTATGCTGACATTGGTGATACGTTTACAATACCAACACCTTCTTCAATATCAAGATGTAGGAAGTAGTCACCATATTTATTCATACCACGAATCCAAGCCCAAAGATTGAACTCAATATTCATTACATCGTAAAATAGGTTGTGAAGAATCTTTTTTACGTTCTCGTCATTAGTTTTAATTCTAAGAACATCACCCATGTCATTTTTTAGAGTACACTCATCGGCGTATATATCTAATACTGAGTTTAGAATGGAATCTTTATCCATTGCTTCGTAATCAGTATATAGTTCTAATTTATTTGAATGATAATTAAATTGATTGTTATACGTTTCCCAATTTCTACGAGAGGTATGCATTCTACCAAACCTATCGTAATAAGATGAACCACGGAGGTTACCCTGAGATTGTAGTCTTTGAGTATCGATAGTTTGGGTACGACCCTTACCAATCCTACGGACAACAACTTGAGTGTTGAATAATTTTCCTAACCTATTAAATAGTGATTTATCTGCCATAATTTCGTCTCTAACTAAAAGTATATACTTCTACAAGTTATAAATATACAAAAAATAAATTAAAGTACCAAATTTAAAGTAACCAAGTTAAATCTTGGTCCTTTCCATGTTGGTCTTTTTGTTTCCATGGGTCTTGGCCGAGGTTACGGTTAGAATAAACACCGGTACTTGACTTACCCATATGCCCTAATGTAGTTCTCGTTAAATCCATACCCTGTTGTCTTAATTTTAATGCCGTATCACGTACCCAAAGACCGGTGGAGAATGATATCACCAAGTCATCATTATAACCACGTTGTGCTTCAGCTCTACTACCATTCCATATGAATACAAACAATTCGTCTATAAGTCTCTTAGAATGGATTATAGGGGTCCTCTCTCTCATATACATATCTAACTTAGATATTACTAATGGTCGAGTTCTACTTGTCATAGAAAATCCAGGAACCATATCCTCTTTACGTTTTAAGTCAAAACCTTTTCTGAGATGTATATCATCATCTATGTAACCTACATCTCTATATGAATAATATAGATTATCATAGTTTCTATCAATTACTTCTTGTATCACTGCCCAACCAATATTTGCGTTTTCAATCACCAACATTGCGTTGTTCCATTCCGCCGCTACCGAAGTTAACATTGCACCATATTGTTTAGTATCAATCTTACCTTTGTATTCTGCTACTTGTTCAACAGTCTCTACATCGAATACATGGAATGCTGAATAATCGGATGAGTCACCTCTTGCGACATCGGCAACTACTACATAATCACGAGAATAATTTGGATAGTCCCATAACCAATAGTTACCATCAAACCCACGTTTTTCAATTGGGTCTTTTACATACGTTTCTTCGTACCATTGTAATGTAGCACCTTCAACTACCGTATGGCCAGAACTGATAAAGTCACAATCACACTCTTGTGCTGCGCCCTTAGCTCCTAATAATTTCTCTTGTTCATCTCTCCACAATTGATTTCTCTCAGGATGTACCGTCCAATGTAATTCGGTTGGATTCCACTGGTCTCCTTGTTGACCTTGAACCCAAATCTTGTGAAACCAATTACCCACACCATTTGGAGTAGATAATACAATAGCACCACCACCGGTAGAAAGTGTAGATTGTGCCGAAGTCCAAATCTCTTCTACATTGTTAATGAATGCAGCCTCATCGATAATCAACATTGATAATGCTTCAGAACGACCAGCATCACCTGCGGCAGATGTTGCTTTAATTTGAGAACCATTTCGTAATCGTAAGGATAGTTTGTTATCTTCTTCAGTCTGACCCTTTAGCCACGTTGGTAAATTATCATGCATGAATCTTACCTTAGTAACAAGATTCTTAGCTACCTCTTGTTTGGTAGCAATTACAAGAATGTTTTTATCTTCATGAAACAACATCAACCATAGTGAATACCCGGCTGATAGTGTTGAGATACCCAACTGACGTGACTTGAGGATTACGTTGAATCGTTCCTCATTTACACTTGTCATTAAGTCTTCTTGAAATGGGTAAAGATTAAATAAAATCTTACCTCGGTGGGGGTGTTGGATATAACAATACTTCTTGAAGAAATATACTGGATCCTTAGCACACTTAACCCACTCTTCCCTGATTAGTGTTTTTATATCTTTTGGCATATCACCTATTATTTACCAAACTTCCAATACATACCAATTGTGTAAACGGGCTTGAAGTCACTATCTACACCTACCCCAATATTATATACATTACGTTTTTTTGTTTTGTATAAAAGATTACCGCTCAAGTTATATAATTGAGTTCGGTCACCATTTAACGTAGTACCCACATAGAGTTCACGTTTGTTGATGTAAACAGTATTAGTAATTGTAGTTGTTGGGATGAGTATTTCGGATTGAACATCTCTAAATGAAATTAGGTTACGTGTTATCGTATCGTTAATAGTAACATAACCTAGCGAATCTATAATAATAGTGTCAGTATAAAAGTATTTTGCGTAATAATCTTTTAATACTGATAATGTATCAATTGGTGTAGTAAATGTATCAATATTAACTACTACCTTCTCCACTACCTTTGGGATGTACTTGGTTTTTTCAATTTGTACAGTATCCCATTTTGTGACTACTTCAGTAATAACTTGTGGTTCGGTAATATCAGACCCGTTCTGACAACCACGTGTCAAAAATATAATAACTCCTAATACTACTATCAGAAGGGTCTTGATATCTCCGAAATAATTTCTCACAAATTACTTGTTGTAAAGTTCGTAAACTTTATTAATTAGATTCGTCTTGTTTAGTTTAGAATCCAAATCAACATTGTGGTCTTTTTTAGCAGCTTCAAGCATTTGTACTTTTGTCATCGAACGAAGTTTACTTTTAGTAACCTTTCCCTTAATGGCCGACATTACGTCTTTAAGTTCTTCTGCTACATCAGCAAACTCTTCTTTAACTGATTCTAGCTTTTCCTTTGCATCTGCTACTGTTTCCATGATTTGTTCATCAATGGTAGTTTTGTTCAATAATCTATTCCATAGACCGATGAACCAATTTTTAAGTTTTGTCATAATTCTCTCTTTTGTTAAACTTACTTGTTTATATAAGTATGTAACTCGGAGTTAATTAAGTTACCACTTACGACAAGACCAATATCTAGCTTTATGTCGTGGTCCAGGATTATCACAATTATGTCTTGCTCTAAATGCCTTACGTCTCGCAGGGTCATTCTTTTTGATAGACATTGTTTTACCCTTTGCAGATGTTCCACCATGTCCGAAGTTTACCTTTACAACATTTCCCTTTGGATTCTTTACGTATACTTTAAACTTCTTAACATCACCTTGCATTGGTTTACCAAGTTTTACGTCACGACCTTGATACTCTGCTTCATCAAGTGTTGGGTTTAGTGCGTAGATATCACTATTCTGCTCTTTATGTAAATTTAACATCTGAGAGTATTCTTTCATAAAGTTTATGAAATCAGTCGTCTCTTCAATAGTATCAACATCATACTCATCGATTACTTCATCACCTTCGGTTTTTCTCTTCTTAGAGTATAAGTAATCTTTGTATAATTGTTCGTAGTCAGCACCATCTTTTTCATAATCTGATAACGCTTCAGTTGATACTGATTCCTTGTACAATTTAAACATCGAATCTCTGAACTTAGTATTACTAAGGTCTGACTGATATTTTTTGATAAGTGATTGTGCTTTACTTAGGTTTTTCTTTGATACGATATAGTGTGTTCCTTTACCTCTATATTTCTCAAAGGAATACCACATATTACTTTCAAGACCCTTATCAACGACTTTACCATCTTTGTCAAGTATCATATATAATCCACTTGAATATGTAGCTTCATTTTTAAATGATGATACATATGGGTTGTCAATGACCTTACCCAGCTCAGGAGTAAAACCATACTTATCTTCCATAAAGTCTTTTACGTTATGGTATTCTTCTCTGATTAATTCCTTGAGTTGTGTTTTAGTCATCTTACTTTACCTTTTTAGCCAATGAGTAAAAGTCAATGTTGAATCTAAAACCAGCACCATCGTAATCTCTATCCACTTCAACTGGAACTTTAAGTTGTTTCTCAAGTGTCTTTCTCAATTCTTCTTTCACATCAACATTATTTTCAATTGCATCTTGAAGACCATCTAAGTCATTACCACTTGCAGCGATTAGGGTCAATCCCTTTGAGTCACCCATCACTTTGAAGTTTACTGAGTCTTTACCCAATCTTACTTTTGCTTCTTTGATGATACCTTCACCGAATTGTTTAACCATCTTCTTTTGAACTGGGTTATTAGGTTTACCTGCGATTGCAGATACTAACTTCATTCTATCAGCAAGTTTACCTTTCTTAACGAATTGGTATACTTTCTCAATGTCTAATTTGTTATCATCAACAAACTTTTGGATAGCATCTTTATTCACACCGGTCAAACCACCAATTTCCACAGCAGTTCTTGTTGCAGCTTCATTTACCTTTACACCAACGGGTTTATTAGACTTTACAATCATTCCCTTACCACCATCTTTCTCAACCGATTTTAAGAATTTCTTAGCATCAGCTTCTTTTGCATATACAGCTGAAGATGGTTTTACACTTCTATTGGGTAAATCTTTTTTGACCTTAAACATCACTACAAATACTTTATCCTTAGCTTCGTTTACTGATTCGTCTACTTTATACTTGTAGATTACATCACTTCTATCTCTTAACTTAGTTTTGTTATTTTGTAAATCATAGCTAGGGTTTGCAGTAGTTGCTTTAGCAAACTTACCATTCTTTAAATAAAATGCACCAATACGAGAATTGTTATCATCAGTTACATAGAATGTTGCGTTTTTCTTTTGCTTTGATAATTTAATGATATCAGTAAGGTTTTTAGCTTTAATGAATTTACCATAACCTTCGTTTACTGATTCCTTCACATATTTCTTCCAATCTTTGTGGTCAGGTGCAACTGCCGAGAACTGCATATTTTTTTTCAAATCTTTATTTTGCTCTTTATTATCTGGATGGGCAATTCTTGATGCAAATTTGTTTTTAATATCCACATAGAAATGTTGATTGAAGTAATTGATAATGTAAGCACCCTTCTGACCTTTGATTGTATCATATTCGTTATGAAGTAATACACCAGGAACTTTTAATCCGACTCCATAATGACCTGATACATATTTGATTGGGGTGTCTTTACTCAACTTATAGTAAGCATGCCCTTTACTTGGACTTACCATACCTTCGTTTACTGATTCAGTCTTCCAACCACCACCAGCTTTTTTGTATTGTTTTGAAGCCCAACCATTTGCATATGCTGATGGGTATACGTCAAACTTCTTCTTTGCTTGTGCTTTATAGTAAGCCCATTTAGATGGGTTAGTTGGTACATTCTTCTCGTCTAACTTTTCACCCTCTTCAACTAATGACTCTTCAATTGATTCTTTTAGTGACATCAATCTATTTCCGAATGAACCACCAATTGACATACTTAGGTAAAATGCAAATGCGTCAATGATATCATGACCATCCCACTTTGCAGCTTTAGCAATAGCAATACCCTTACTTTCAATCACATCTTCCATTGGTGTACCAATGTATTTCTTACCTGCTTTTGGAAAGTATTTACCTAATTGTTTTGCTTCACTATGAAAGTTAGCGTCAGTTAAGGCGCCTCTCATAATCAGCATAACCGATTCTTGATGTTCTGGCGAATTCTTTTTTTCATCTTTTAGATAATCATCTAAAAACTTCTTAACCGATTTATTTAGTTTAGTATTCATAATACCCCTTAGTTGATGTATGCGTTTAGTTCATAACCCTTCTTCATACCATATACTTGGATTTGAAGAGACTTACGTTGTGGTTTACCACCTTTAAGTAATCTAATTGTGAACTCAGTAGTTTTACCTTCACTTGGTCTTGAGCGTTTGTTACGACCACCCATTACAATCTGAGACTGCCAATCGTCTTCATCGATTTCGAATCCACGTTTTTCAGCAAGCTTCCTTGCTTCTTCAGATGCTGCAGTAAATGATTTGTGATATATCTTGTAATCACTCTCGTTTAGTAATTGTTTTAACTTAATCATATCTTATGCCCCAGTCTTTGAGTTTGTTGGTTTTTTTCCTTTAGTCCGATTTCCACCTTTTTTTGAATCGCCACTCTTCTTTTGAGCACGTCTCTTTCTATTCACGAAAGTTGCTCTACCCTTTGGTCCAAGTTTTGCAGCCTTTTCTTTTGATAAACATGCAGCGTATGCACCACCCTCTTTACCATCACCACATTTACCTAACTTCTTACCATCAGAACTATATCTATCCCATCCACCACCATCTGATGAACCAGTCTTACCTTTACCAAACCACTTACGTAAATCTTCAGTCATTACACCTTCAGTACATAGTCGTTCGTAAACATCGGAAATGGTATACTCCATAGCTAATGTATGAGGTATACCATCTTCGGTGTA